GTGGAAATGCTGCAATTACTTCTCTTGCTAACTTCGGTGGCACAAGTAATGCAGGAAATCCAAGCACAACTACATTTGATTTATTCTCATCTGATTCAGCTAACAGAAGTTATACTTTTGTAAAGGGTGCTGAAACATTACAAGCAACCTCTGGACAAATTCAAACAGGTTTAGAAGAGTTTAGGGATACTGAAACTGTAGATATTGATTACCTACTTATGGGAGGAGGAGATGCAGGAAGCAAAACAAATTCTCAAGCAATTGCTGCTACAGTTTTATCAATCGCTTCTTCTAGAAAAGACACTGTTGGTTTCATCTCCCCTTACTATGGAGATGTCGTTGGAGTTACATCTTCAGCAACACAAACTCAAAATGTAGTAGATTTCTATAAGAACTTACAAGCAACATCATTCGGTGTGTTTGATAGTGGTTGGAAATACATCTACGACAGATTTGCTGACAAGTATCGTTACGTTCCTCTTAACGGAGACGTTGCAGGATTATGTGCAAGCGTAACTGCAAACGGTACTCCATGGTTCTCTCCTGCAGGATTGAATCGTGGTGCAATTAGAGGTGCTGTAAAACTAGCATTCTCACCAACTAAATCCGAAAGAGATACATTGTATCAAAAGAGAGTCAATCCAGTAACCAGTTTGCCTGGTCAAGGTATTGTTCTTTTCGGAGACAAAACTGCTCTCGCTTCACCATCTGCATTTGATCGCATCAATGTTAGACGTCTTTTCAATGTGATAGAGAAGACAATCGGCAACGCTGCGAAGGGAGTCCTTTTTGAACTTAATGATGAGTTCACACGTAACAACTTTAAGAATGTTGTTGAACCATTCCTTAGAGGCATTCAAGCTGAAAGAGGAATTACAGATTTCTTAGTTGTGTGTGATGACACTAATAACACTGGTGCAATCATCGACGCGAACGAATTTAAGGCAGATTTCTTTATCAAGCCTGCACGTTCAATTAACTTTATCACACTAACCTTCATTGCTACACGCACAGGTGTATCATTTGAAGAAGTCACCCCTCGCAGATAACTAACGGAGCAATTTAACAATGGCAAAGAAAGGATTAGGTTTACTTACTTTCCAATCGGCAATCAAGGGCGGGGTTCGCCCTAACCTGTTCTCAGTAGAACATGGATTCCCACAGGGAGTATCAGACCCAACAATTGACGGAACTGGAAAACCAGAAGAGTCAGTAACATACATGTGTAAAGCAGCAGCACTTCCTGCAACAAACGTAGGAACTGTTGAATTACCATTTAGAGGTCGTGTACTTAAAGTGCCTGGCGACAGAACTTATGAGACATGGACTGGAACATTCTATATGGATGATGCATTTGAGTTACGTGCAGCATACGAAAAATGGATAGAACTAACAAACGGTGTAGGTGCAAACGTTGCAACTGCAGGAATAAGTAGTGACGCTGATGGTATTCTTAAGAATATTAAAGTCGATCAACTTACTAAGTTTGATGGTGACGGACAGAACTTAAAGGTAATTCGTCAATACGAATTATTCTCCGCGTTCCCTGTATCTGTTTCTCAGGTATCAGTTGCATATGACAACAATGATTCTTACGAAGAATTCGATGTTGAGTTTGCATATCAATTCCACACATCAAAAGCAGTAGACGTAGGACAGGCAGGAAACGATACCCTCGTTTAAAAACCCGCCTAAATAGTAAGGATAAGAAACCACAATTATTATGGCAGAGTTATTCGGTTTCTCGTTTAAGAAGAATCAAGAGAAGAGTCGTGCTCCGTCTCCTATCCAACCATCTTCTGACGATGGAGCTACGAGTTATATTGCAGGAGGTTACTATGGTCAGTATCTTGACCTAGACGGTAACTTCAAGACTGAGTATGACATGGTGAAGAAGTATCGTACAATGGCGATGCATCCAGAAGTGGACAGTGCCATTGAAGATATTATACATGAGGCAATCGTTGCAGACCAGAACGATAGTCCTGTGCAAATTAACTTAGATAACTTAGAAGTTAGTGACGCAGTAAAAAATATAATCAGAGACGAGTTCGATTACATTAAAAACTTATTCGGATTCGATAGCAAAGCTCATGAGATGTTCCGTAGATGGTACATTGATGGGCGTTTGTATTATCATAAGGTTATTGATTTAGATAATCCTGCTGATGGTATCAAAGAATTACGTTACGTAGATCCACATAAGATTAAGAAAGTAAGGCAAATAACAAAACCAAAAACTGCAGACGAGTTTATGAAGTATGACTTCGGTAAAGGCGAAGAGTATTTCCTATACAATCCAAAAGGTCTAAACAACACATCTGCAAATAGCGGAATTAGAATTGCAAAAGACGCAATCACATATTGCACATCAGGTATCATGGATACGAATAGAAATATCGTATTGTCATACTTGCATAAAGGTATCAAAGTTCTCAACCAATTACGTATGATTGAGGACTCTCTTGTTATCTACAGAATATCAAGAGCACCAGAAAGAAGAATATTCTACATTGACGTAGGTAATCTACCAAAACAAAAAGCGGAAACATATCTTCGTGAGGTTATGGGTAGGTATCGTAACAAGTTAGTATATGATGCACAGACTGGTGAAGTAAGAGACGACAGAAAATACATGTCAATGATGGAAGATTTCTGGTTACCACGTAGAGAAGGTGGTAGAGGAACAGAAATTACTACGTTGCCAGGTGGTCAGAACCTTGGAGAATTGACAGACGTGCAATATTTCCAAACAAAACTTTACAAAGCGTTAAATGTTCCTGCAGGAAGATTGGAAAGTGGCACATCATTTGACCTTGGTAGATCCGCAGAGATTACTAGAGACGAATTAAAATTTACTAAATTTGTAGGAAAACTCCGTAAAAAGTTTAGTGATATATTCCACGACACTCTTAAAACACAATTAATACTAAAGAGTGTTATTGTTCCAGAAGACTGGGATGACATGAAGGAGCATATACAATATGACTATCTTTATGACAATCACTTTACAGAGCTTAAGAATCTAGAAATGATGACTGAGAAACTCAATGTCATTGCTGCTATGGATCCTTATGTTGGAAAGTATTTCTCTACTCAGTATATTCGTTCTGAGATCTTAGGTCAGACAGAGATTCAAATTGAAGAGATGGATGTTCAGATGGCAGATGATATTGAAAATGGAAGAGCAATAGATCCTGCAAGTCAAGTTCAATTAGATCAAGATACTATAGATGCGGATATTGAGAACATACCGAAGGATCAAGAGATGAAAGATGTTCAAATACAGCAGCAAAAAGTCGCAGCGAGGAACGGGGAAGCTCCACCAAAAATGAATGGTAGACAGGATCCTCGTAAATCTTCCGCGTCTCAAAATGGGAACGGTAATAAATAAAAGTTAGGTAACAATTAATTATGGCTACACAAGAACGAGAAATCGTTGACTTACTTTGGGACGGTGGACAGGCAGATGCCTTAGACAAACTCAAAGATATGCTGCAAGTAAAAGCTGCAGCAGCTGTTGATGCGAGCAAACTAGATGTTGCAAATCGTATGTTTCCACATGTACCTGATGATGGTCTTCCTCCAGAGGGAGAAGCATCACCAGAGGAAACAGCAGACGTTATCAACCGTAACGATGTAGAAACAGAAGAGGAAACCGATGAAACTGATCACGGAACAAATTGAACCAGTTGAGATTCTAACCGAAGAAAAGGACGGTCAGAAATCCACCTATATTAAGGGTGTCTTTTTGCAGACCGAGATCACCAATCGTAATGGCAGAATGTATAAGTTCGATGCCATGAATCGTGAGGTACAAAAGTACAATGAAGAATTTGTTAAACGCGGAAGAGCGTTAGGCGAATTAGGTCATCCCGACGGTCCTACAATAAATCTAGATCGTGTGTCACATAAGATAGTTTCGTTGACCCCAGAAGGAACAAACTTTATGGGTAAGGCAAAATTATTAGAGACCCCTATGGGTAAGATTGCTAAGAACTTACTTGAAGAGGGTGTGCAACTAGGTGTGTCATCACGTGGATTAGGTTCTATCAAGAGAGAAGGAACCACACAAATCGTCGCTGACGATTTTATACTCTCTACAGCAGCAGACATTGTTGCTGATCCTTCCGCACCTGATGCTTTTGTTGAAGGTATATACGAAGGTAAGGAGTGGTGTTTAGTTGATGGTGCGATTAAAGAGGCACAGTTGGATGCAGTCAAGCAAGCTCTTGACACTGCACCTTCAAGTCAAGAATTAGCAGAGAGAAAGATTGCCGCGTTCAATTCTCTGTTAAGAAGTTTATGATTTATAAATAATATTATTAAATCTTAACGCAATCTAATTTTATCCGTAAGGAGTACGTAAATGTCAAGTATTGATGAAAAATTCAAAAAGGTGATCGCAGAAAACGCGGCTCCTGAAGAAGTAAAAGAAGATGCTGCAACTGGCGATACCGCTATTAAGAAAGGTGCAGTTCCCCCACAACCTTCACCACTGTCAAACAGTGCTGTTGAAGTTGGTGGTTCTACTAAAGAAAAACCAGAAGGTCCTGAGAACGTAGGTAAAAAAGCTGCTGCTCCCGTAGCAACAACAGGAGATTCCTCAATCAAGACAAAACCAAGTGGTGCTTCATCCAGTATGCCTGGTGCACTAAGTGGTCAAATTTTTGATGATGTAGAAAAAGAAGGAGAGACAATCTCCGAAGATGAAGTCAAGGAAGACATCACAGCAATTCTAAGTGGTGCTGACCTAGACGAAGAATTCCAAAAGAAAGCAACTACTGTGTTTGAAGCTGCAGTATCTGCTAAGGTAACTAAGGAAGTTGCCAAACTTAAGGAAACTGCAGAAGGCAGGATCAGCGAAGAACTTGAGAAAATCAAGGAAGAATTCGCGGGTCGCGTAGAGAATTTCCTCTCATATGCTTGTGAAGAGTGGATGACTGAGAACGAACTTGCTATTGAGCAAGGTCTTCGTGCTGAAGTCACCGAAGCATTTATGGGTGGATTAAAGAAATTGTTCATTGAAAGCAACATCAACGTACCAGACGAAGCTCTAGACGTTGTAGCAGATATGAGCGAGAAATTAGATGACATGGAGACCCGACTTAATGAACAGGTCGAGAAGAACATTGCATTACATGAAGCCGTAGGTGGTTATCGTAAAAATGAGATTTTGATTGAAACATCCAGAGGACTTGCAGAAGTTCAAAAGGATAAATTCACCTCACTAGCTGACGCAGTGGAATTCAAGAACGAAGAGTCGTATCGTGAGAAGTTGGAGCAAATCAAGGAGTCCTACTTCGGTGCTAAGAAACCAGAAGTTAAGGAAGAGATATCCGATGAGCAACCAGCTACACCAAGTGAAGTCGTAAGCGAGAGCATGACTTCTTATGTTCAGCAACTCGCTAAGAGACTGTAACTTACTGTAAACCCAAACAAACACACAGGAGTGTAAATCCGCATGTATAATGCAGAAAATCTCCAAGAGAAGTGGGCACCAGTACTTAACCATGAAGGTCTTAATGACATTAAAGATCCTTATAGAAAGTCGGTAACCGCAATCCTTTTGGAAAACCAAGAGCGTGCACTAGCTGAAGAGCGTGCAGTTCTTACAGAGGCACCAACAAACGTTGGTCCTATCAACACACCTACTACTGGTAGTGGTGCTGTTGCAGGTTTTGATCCAATCCTTATTAGTTTGATTCGTCGTGCTATGCCTAAGCTTATTGCTTATGACATCGCAGGTGTTCAACCTATGACAGGACCTACTGGATTGATCTTTGCAATGAGATCACGTTACACTAACCAGACAGGTAACGAAGCATTCTTCGATGAGCCAGATGCACAGTTCTCAGGTACAAAAGGTGGCACACCTCCAACTGCTACTACTGAGAAGAACCCTGCTCTTATCAACGATGCAACTGGTGGTGGAACAACTGCAGGTAACTATGACCTAGCATCTTCTAAGTTCACAACATCAGAACAGGAATCATTAGGTGATTCTTCTTCAAATGCCTTCATGGAGATGGCATTCAGCATAGACAAGATCGCTGTTGAAGCGAAAGGTCGTGCTTTAAGAGCTGACTACTCAGTTGAACTTGCTCAAGACTTGAAAGCAATCCACGGATTAGATGCCGAGTCTGAGTTGGCAAACATTCTCTCAACAGAGATACTTGCTGAGATCAACCGTGAAGTAGTTAGAACAGTGTACAGAGGTGCAAAACCTGGTGCACAAGCAAACGTCGCTAACGCGGGTGTATTCGATCTAGACGTTGACTCAAATGGTAGATGGTCAGTTGAGAAATTCAAAGGACTAATGTTCCAGATTGAGAGAGACGCAAACGCAATCGCACAGGAAACTCGTAGAGGGAAGGGTAACATCATCATCACATCTGCTGATGTAGCTTCTGCTCTTGCTATGAGTGGTGTTCTTGACTACGACTCAGGAATTTCTGGTGCTGTTGGTGGTATCGGAGAGATTGATGACACAGGAAACACATTCGTTGGAACACTTAACGGACGTTTCAAGGTCTACATCGACCCATATTCAGCTAACGTATCTGACAGTCAGTACTATGTTGTAGGTTACAAAGGTACCAACGCATATGATGCAGGACTATTCTATTGTCCTTACGTGCCTCTACAAATGTACAGAGCAATCGGTCAGGATACATTCCAACCACGTATCGGGTTTAAGACTCGTTACGGAATGGTTCTTAACCCATTTGCTAAGGGACTTGCTGCTTTATCTAGTTCTGATCCGCATGACAGCACAAACATTGGTGCTAATGCTTACTACAGAAGAGTTAGAGTTGCTAACCTAATGTAATCACGTTACATATTTTTCTTGGAGGGTGCTTGACACCCTCTTTTTTTATGCTATAATATATTTGTTGGACGCAACTTTGGGTGTGACTGAATAAACTTACTGGCAACCGCTAGTTAAGGTGATGAGACACAGGTGGTGCTGCTGCAGCGATGCAGAACCGATCAACCAATCGGGTCTCAGGCAATAACGTTTTTACTACTGTAGTAATGCCCGTTCTTTGTTGGTATACAGGAATCCAACCTCCCACCCTCTCCTAATCAGAATAGGCACATCAAAAGCTCCGCTTGGCGATGGT